GATTAGGCATACGGATAATACTGCGAAGGATTTATGCCGATGACAATCTCTAGTTTACTTAACTGTAGGCTAGGGATTTCTTTGTCCACCGAAACTACCAGCTCAGGAATTATCCGATAAGATAACAGCTTTAAAAAAAAGTGATTTATCACTAAGCTTTACCGGAGATTAGCTTGGGTGCTTCAGCACCGAGCAGACAAACGAACGAAGTGGAGTGCGTTCAGGGTTGATAATAAAAGTTAAACAAACTACAGCATGATATCGAAAATGATATAATAAATTCTTTTTACTTATTTTTTTTTATGGCACGAATTATTCACTACAACTCTATTAAGGATGAGATTAGACGCATAGGATTAACACAACAAAAATGTGCTGACATGCTGGGTGTAACTTTATCAGGTCTTAATCATCGCATCAAAGCAAACAAACAACAATTGCATTGGAGCATATACGGTCTATCTCGTTACATGGAAGGTGAGCCTGTCATTGTATATAAAAAACATAATGTCGAATGAAGATGTCGCAGAGACAATACATAATCTAATGGCTTTACTTTCTAAGATAGAAGACAAAAAATTAAAGAGTAAACTAGAAGACCAAATCATTGCATTGTGTGACCAACTTAAATTTACTATGATTATTGATAGAGTTAAAGAAAGAAAAACTAATGAAAAATGATGAACACCTAGTACAAAAAGCTATCTGTGAGTATTTAGATATGCGGAAGATATTTTATTTTGCTATCCCAAATGGCGGCAAACGAAGCATGACAGAGGCTGGGAGGTTCAAAGCAGAAGGTGTAAAAAGTGGCATCCCTGACCTTTGTCTTCTCATGTCAGGAATTGCATTCTTCCTTGAGGTCAAACGCCCACGCACAGATAGTAATCCGGCTGGCAGATTGACAGAGAACCAAAAGATTATGATTGAAAAATTAGAGGACGCTGGCGCTGATACTGCTGTGGTATATTGTGTGGCAGACGTTATCAGTATATTAATAGATTGGGGATTCAATGAAACAAAATTCCATAACTCGTAGTGCAAGAGGAAAAGCGTGTACCTTTCGCTCTGATGTATGTGACTCAGGCCCTAACAACGAGAATGTTGTATTTTGCCATGAAAATGTTTCGGGAACCGGAGTTAAGGCTAAAGACAGTAAAGGCCAAGATATAGGCTTCTATGGCTGTTACGCATGCCATAAGCTCTTTGACACATTAGAACACCCTTACTACAAACCACATTTTATTAAAGAGATGGCAGAGTTTGCTATTACTAGAACCAAGAGGCAGTTAGTTAAGTCCTTGTTGGTGGATGAATACTATACAGAACTTCCTTCACCACCTAGGACACCTTATGAGTGAGACCCTCACTAGAATATTAAAGAGAGACAAACCTAAAGCAGACATAGTAGAAGGTATGACTAGAACTTTTTTTAAGAACACTAGCGGTGATGAAGCTGTAATAAGTATCAAGGCCAACAAAATGACTCGGACAGGCCATCAGAATAACCTTTACTGGTCTATCATTCAGCAAATCCTGGTGGAAACAGGCAACACAAAAAATGCTATTCATGACTACTGTAGAAAAGAATTTTTAGAAATAAGAATAGAGGAGGTTGTCAACTCACCAGTAGTGGTGTTAAAATCGACCACAGAATTAAATACAAAAGAGATGGGTGTCTATTTAGATAACATCATAGCTTGGGTTGGAAATGACTTAGGTATTAGACTTAACCTTCCTGATAATTGGAGAAAGTTAGTTGACTAATGACATAGAAATAGAAGAGCCTGACACATTACCGTATATGTATCTAGCTTTACTTGAATATTGTTCGGAGATTTCAGGTGATTCAATTAGAGATATAGATGACCACATAGCTAAGACAGTTGGATTGCATGGCATATCAGGAACTAATTTTCCGAGAGGAGATAAACTAAATGGCTAGACCTACAATATATACTGAAGAGTTAGTAGACAAGATGCTAGAAGAGATAGCGTCAGGTAGAAGTGTGATTGGATTGTGTAGAGAGGAGGAATGGACTCCGAATGCTGAGACTTGGTATCGATGGTTATATAAGATAGAAGGATTATCCAACAGATACACGCGCGCAAAGAGTATCCAATCTGAATATAGTGCTGACCAAATCTTAGACATCGCAGACAGAGCAGACAATCAGAACTTCCAAGTAGCAAGATTGCAGATAGATGCACGTAAATGGGTAGCCGCTAAGTTAGTACCACACAAGTATGGAGAGAAGACACAGATAGACCATACATCAAGTGATGCTAGTATGAAGCCACCAACAGTCATTCAATTAGTGGGGAAAGTATAATGTCAGTAGAAGGGTTAATGCAGTTTACACAGCAAGAGATGATGGATACACCTCCGGAGGCTATGTCTAATGTAAATGATAGTCCTGAAGTCAGAGCGTTTCTAGGTAATTTACCACAAGAGATGTTAGTACAAATTGAACAGATGAGACAGCAAGCAGAAGCTACTGGTCAGATGGAACAGTTTAACCAAATGATTATGCAATTAATGCAACAGACGCAACAGCAACCAATGGCCCAAGGGATTATGTAGTGGCTGGTTTATTGGATGAGTTTACAGATGGCATTAGTGAAACATTATCTACTGGATGGGATAGCTTTACGGACTTCGCTGGTGGACTTTTAGAAGTAAGTCCTGAGTATCGTGAACAAAAAGCTATTGATGACGAAGCTCTAAAGCAATTGCGACTCAATGATGGTATGGGTAACGATTGGATGTATAACCAAGTGCAATCAACCAACCCAAACAAATTTGAACGGTTCTTTGAGAACATTCCATACAACGCGGCTAATATGTATCTCGGAGGTTCTGATGCAGTACGTGTACCTCAAGACGAAATAAAGCCAATAGCAAACTTAGCGGCTGGAGGTGTACTCAATTTAGCTGGTGGTTTGTTAGATGAAACCATAGGAACAGAACAACGTGAGATGGCTACTCAATTTGCTAGTATGGTCAAGGACAATTTCAAAGACTGGGAAAGCATATCTAACATGATAGCTAATAACCCACTTGATGCTATGGCAATCTTCGCTAGTGGTGGATTTACTGCGGCTAAGGTAGCTCAACTTGCTAAGAACCCAGCAATCACTACACCAGTAAGAAATATGTTACAGAGTATGCCTGACCCAGCAGATGTATTAGGTAACGCTCCATTAGTTGGACAGTTCTTTCCTAACACAAAGATACCAATCATTACTTACCAAGGTAACAACCAAGGTGCAATCTTTACTAAGATGGACATGAAGAAGGTTGGCACTAACTCAGGTACTAAAGTCCAAGGTCATGGTCTATATGTTGGGGAGAACAAAGACACAGGTAAAAGATTTGCAAGGCATGATACTGATATGATGACAGAAGCTAAAAAGTTAGCTGACATAGATACTAATACTCCACTTGAATCTCAAATATGGCTTGAGTTAGCTAATGGTCATTACCCTGATACTATTAGAAAAGAATTAATGAAGGACATGAGTATTGCAAAAAACCCTAAGAAATTAGCTGAAGCTAATGTAATACTAAGACAAGTAGAGGAACGGTTTGATACTGCTGATAGTCAATTGTATGAGATAGATTTAAGTGATGATGCTGTTGCTACAATGATACGTAGAGAGTTGCCATTAACAGGTCAGCCTGAGAATGTGCAAAAGTTAATGCGAGAGAATTACATGGATGATACCGCTACTGGTAAAGACTTCTATGAATCGTTAACAGAACAATTTGCTGAGGAATTAGGTGGCTTTGGTGCAGAACGAGCGGCTTCACAATATCTAAGTGATAATGGCATACCGGGTATGAAGTTCTTAGATGACCTCGGTAACTCTGCGGCTAAGGTAGCTGGCAAACCTGACCCACAAGCTTCTAACTATGTTCTATACAATACTGATACTACAAAAATATTAAAGAGACAAGACATAGACATAGCGCAAAACACAGGTGACAGAATTGGCATTAGCTCTAGTATTGGAGCCAGTATTGATGACCGATTTGCTGGAAGAAAAAGGGATAAAGATAGGATTAATAGAGGAGTCATGGATGTTGAAACCGAATTCATAACTGGCAATAACATACTATTACCGGATACAGATATAAGAAACTTTGAAGGCTATCCTTTTGTAAGCTCTATGTCTGACACTTCAAGTGCTGATGGAACTATCATTAAAGTAAATGGAACAGACATTGTAGTAGATGGACAAGGAGTCAGGAGAACTGGTGGTCAAGACCATATGTTAATACCTGAGAATGTAGACAGAGGTATTCTATGGGCCTCAGCAGAAGATGCAGTAGGTAAGATAGTTAGCTCGGCTGGTGAAGCTAAACGGTTATACAAGAAAGACCCATTGTTTTTACCATTTGCTATGTCTCCAACTGGTATGGACTTTAGTCACCCAATAACACAGACAATGCTTAACTCTGCAATCAAAGGATTAGATGCAGACCAAATAGCTAAATTAGATGAGCTTATTCTAACTACTTCAAAAGAAAGTGTTAAAGATACAAATGGAAAATTCTACATTAGAAACGTAAATCAAAAATGGAAAGGTACATTATCAAAAGACCCATTGAAGGGAACAACTGGTGGTGAAAGAAAAGAAATAGCACGCATTATAGATGTAAACTTTAGAAGTAGTAAAGGTGAAAAAGGTACTCCTGATTATGAGATAGGTGGTCAATTAGTTAAGCGTCAACAAAATGGTGTAATCTCATATCCAACAGCTAGATTAGCAAACGCTGACCCTTTACAATTAGATAAAGGACAAAGCACACTACAAAATGTTGGGCTATTAAATTTAGAAGATACTAAATCTGACCGGACACCATTAACTAAATCATATGACACAGCGTTAAAAGGTGTGCCAGTAGGCAGATTACCTAAAGCTCAACGTAATATTAGTATCTTAGATTTGTTTGACAATGAAAAAGCAGATGGCTCTCCTATGACAGCCGCTAACATGACACCTGATGATATGAGAAAACTAACAATGCAAAGTCCTCCTATAGGTTTACTAACGCACAAAAGGTTAATGGCTTTAGAGAAAAGAGGATTACTAGATTAATTGATACAAGTAAGAACAACTGATATACTTACGCTTAATTAGACAGGAGACACTATGGAAGAGTTAGACATTGAAGGCTTGATGGATATGCTGTCTAGGATGAAAGGTAAAGATGCTGACGCTAGAGGTGTGGATACTCCAGCTCAACGAGATGGTGTCATGGATACTTTAAAACCTATTAATGTAATGAAAAGTAACAATTACGATTTTGACGTAGATGGTAAGACAGAAGGTTATACCTTTACTGGTGATGCCGCCCCAAGTAGTGCCTCTATACAAAGAATGAGAGAGTTACAAAATATTACTGCTGATGGTGGAATGAAACCTAATCTTGGATTGGGAAGTGATACTGTATTACGTGGATTAGGCCCTAGAGGTTTTGAAACTCCAGCCTTACGAGACGCTTTTATGGGTCAGTCAAACCCTGAGTTAATGCCCGGTAAAACGCCAACAATTCCGGATGTAGTACCACCAGGATTTCATAGAATGCCGGATGGCACAGTTATGGCTGATGGTAGTATGGACTATGCTGGTACTGGTGAGATGAGTTCAAGCCCACAGACAGTAGACCGTACTAAATTTAATTCACAGTTTGCAGATTTATCATCAACAGAACAAGACCGAGTTAAAGAATTAATGTCAGGTATGACTGATGAACAAAAAGCTATCTTTGGAGCTGGCTTAACTGGCTCACCATTAAGTGGGTATGCAGTACAAAATGAAAACTATGGGAGTTACTAAGAATGGCTCTATCTAATTACACAGGACTTAAAGCTTCAATAGCTGATTTCTTAAACAGAGACGACCTGACTGCTGTTATAGCAGACTTTATTACATTAGCTGAGGCACAGATTAACAGAGACGTAAGACATTGGAGAATGGAAGCTAGGAGTAATGGACAACAATCAGCCGCAGATGAGTACATGCAAATACCACCTGACTGGGTAGAGACAATACGATTACATCTAACAGGAACAGGAACCTCGGTAGTCAATCTTATATCAAGAGATGCTATGGCTGACAAACGTCAAGCTAATAGTGATGCCTCCGGAACTCCAACAAGTTACACGCATGCAAATGCACAGTTTCAATTACACCCAACACCGGGTGAAGACACAGATTTTGAGTTACTTTATTATCAGAAGATTCCTTCTCTTAGTAGTAACGCAGATAACTGGCTCTTACTAGAAGCGCCTGATGTATACCTCTATGGAGCGTTATTACATTCAGCACCGTATCTAGCGGAAGATGCACGACTAGCAGTATGGGCGCAATTATACTCT